TGCATGAATGGCTCCATGATTTTCGCGTCCGCATCGGCCATGTTCTTGATGACCAGTGACAGGGTGAGAAGCATGTTGGCTTTTGAGGCGATGCCCTTGAGTTCGAGTTCGGCCATCTTCACGAGGATTTCCGGATTCGGCGCAGGGTTCGGTTTCAAAACTTTATCAATGTCGGTGATCGAGGCGGCTTCGAAGATCCGCTTGCGGATTTCCAGACCATCGCAGAGCGGGTCGTCCTTGAACTCGGCCAGAACCTGGGTGCGGGCCATGCGCTGCGCGTCAACCACCATGGTTGGATCCGACACGGGAGCAACGCCGGCACCCTTGGCGTAGTCCTCACGGGTGACGGTTTTCCAGGTGTTGCCGACCTGATAGGAGACTTGCTCTTCCAGATAGATGCGGTTGAGCCGGTAGAGTTTTTCAAACTCGTCCTTCAAGCTGCGGTGGACGCGCTTGTAGATGGCGGTGAACACCTTGAGGCCTTGTTCCACCAGCGCCATGAACACGGTTGGCGACATGGTTTGTGCCTTAAGTTCGCCGGCGAGAACGTCCTTTACCGATGAAATATCCTTGCCGGCCTCGATGAGAGTGCCAAGCAGGGTGAGAAGGACGGTCGAGGGGCCTTGATGGACCAAGGGCACCACTGAGTCCCGGATCGACTGCCCGATGGCGTTGACCACCTTGTACTCGCCGGGGCGGAAGGACACCGAGCCGGAGTGCATCGACATATTCTTGCCGATGAAGCCGCCGCCGGTATTCTGCAGGTGGCCGGCGTCAATCAGCATGTTGAGGGTAGCGTTGACTGATTCGTTGATTGGCTTGAGCAGTTGGCCAAAGCCAATGCCGTAAATGCCGCCCTCTTTGTTGGGCATGAAGTCGTATTTGGTGTAATACTGGACCGGTATCACCTTGGCGATTTTGCCGGTGACTTGGCTGATGATGATGCCGTCCTCAACGTCATAGCGGGCGACGATGCGGCAGACCTTCATGCTTTCCTTGTGAACCGTGACGATGTAGGGCTCGGCATAGCCATCGCCATCAAGGTCAAGACGGCGGTGCTGTTCGTAAAAGACGTGCGGCGCGTCCCGGTCGCGGCTCAAATCCTTTTCAACCGTGCTGCTGGAGCCGCTGGTGCTGCTGGCCTGCATCTTGTAGTAGTCGCCAGGAAGGAAGAACTCTGCGGCTATTTTCTCTTTGATTTCATAGGGATACAGGTAGAGAACCTCGGTCACGCGGGGCGCCGTGGCCATCGACTTGGCCCAATAATTGATGATCAGGTTTTCGGCCGAGACGCGGCAGGCCATGTTGCGGCCAAGGTCGGGGTCGTAATAGATCTTACGGAACTCGCAGCCGATGATGGCCAGCACGTTGAGAAGCGTATCCGTCTCGCTTTCCCATTCATCTTGCTCTTCGATAAGCTGCCAACTCATGTGGTCGCCAATGCGATTGGCGCGCTTGGCCTGCGAACCGGGCTCAACCTGCCACATGGGTTGCTGCGTTTCCGGGTTCATCATTGGCTGGCCGGTCATCGGGTCCATCATCGGCACACCCTCATCAGGGCCTGACACCACGCCTTTGACGATGTTGTTGTTCTCGATGATGGCTGGATAGGCGCGGGCCGCGAACTGGTCAGCGGCCTGGGTCATGAGCGGGAACAAGACGTTAGACGCCTTGGGCCACGGATAATCCTTCTGCTTTTTCTTCTGCAGGGCCATGTCCATGGCTTCTTTGCCCTGGCGCAACCATTCGGCGCGGCTGTCTATGTCAATGTCGGTTTCCTCGATAACCCGCATACCGATGGTGGCAAGGGCGGTGTCCGACAGTTCGGTGGCGATGTTGAAGTTCTGTGTTGGGTCGCCCCAACGCTGCAGCTTGGCAATCGGATCCTCGACCATAAGCGATTCATCGACAGCTTCATCAGCAAGCGGTTCGTCCCGCTGCTGTTGGCTCATCATTTCATCTTCAAGGGAATAGTCGGTGAGGGTACGGGGGAGCGGCGGCGGCAGTGATGCGCCAGCCTCAAGGGCAAGGGCGGACAGGTCCATTAGGACAATCCTTCAATTCGGGGCTTGTGTTCGCCGCAATAATGATCCGGCTTGACCTTCGGAAAGGTCGTGTACTCCTTGAACTCCACGAGGCTCGGATTGGTCGGGTGGTTGAACTTAAAAACCGCGATGGTGGGCGGCAGGCGCCGACACTCAAAAGTGCCGGCCTGCTGAGGGTTGGGAAATGAGTGTTTACAGTTCTCGCAACGGTCAGGACGAATAATAGACTTAATGACAGGTTTGATTGGGAAGGCTTGATTCATGCAATAAAATACTCAGTCGGAAATGACGTTTCTGTTTTATTGCTGCGTGGATATACTCTTTTTCTGCCCTCTCGTCGAAATGTTTCCTTATTTCAACAAAAAGCCCCGGAAAAACCGGGGCCAAGTTTAACTGAATCGCAGGTCGGCAAGGGAGGAAAGCCGCCGCGGGCCTCAGAAGTTCAGTCTGATTTATCAGCCTTCGTGCCTTCATCAATTTGATGGCCGGCATTCTGTTCAGCGGTGCGGCGCGAAGCGCCACCAAGGCCTTTGCTCAGGCCTTTGAGTTCGTAACCGGGCTGGCATTGGCCAGAGAGGCAGTTGGAAAGTTTGCTCATGGTTGCAGCTTCTGTAATGGGCTTGCGGATCCAGTCCCAAGCGGATTTGATTTGAGTGGGGTTGCGGTAGCGGGGCCGACCGAACCGCGTTGAACGCCTTCATTGGCAGAAGCGCCATCGGCAAACGACGAACCGGGATTCAGGGCGCGCGATGACACGCCGGAGAAATCTTGTGCTGGCGCTGGCGGTGCTGGATTGCCAATACCGCGGCCTTCGCGGCGCCATGCGGGGCCGCCATTACGCGCCAATTTACTGCGTGGAGTCCAATTATAGTCGCCCATATTCAGTCTCTAAAAAGATACTATGTATTATTTTTTGATTGCCACGATGATAACTCATTGCAGCCATCTTTCAACAAAATCTTTTTTGTGCTACGAGTGATTCTGTGATGTTCGGCGCAAGCCGAAGGGATCGGCATAAACTGCAACCTTCCCCCCTCTTCTCCACCCTGCCTAATCAAAAGGGTCAGTTGCACATCACTTTTTGATTAAAATCAAAAAAAGATGCCAGGGGATCCGCTAGAACACACCGGCAGGGGACTATGCGCCGGAGGGCACGTGTCGTAGCAGAATCGCCCTGACACCAAGGTTACCGCTGGACTGAATGACAGCGGGTGTCCGGATAATAACCCGGACACCCATTGGTTCCAAGAGGGTAAGTTATTATTTTCTCAATAGCCGGTTGAACTTTGGCTGGTGTTGGCTTGCTCCGCCAGTTCCTTCTCAAAGGTCATTTTGGACCTGGATTGGGTCGTGGCAATTGCCAGGGCGTTGAGAATAAGTCCTGTTGCCCGCATCACCCCGGTTTCATCTCCAGCAATCTCGTGTTTGTCATTCCGGTGGATCCGGCGATAGGCGGCAAACCAGTCCGGGACGCTGCTGAATACTCGGAAGCCGCCCACATGAGCCCGCGTTGCCAATATGTCCATGGCCGATTCCATGTCTGATTTCAATGTGTTAATGTCCAGCAACTGGTCTTGAAGGGCAGTTGCCAAGCGCATTCCCTCTTCCTTCTCGCGGTCGCAATCCTCCATGTCGAAAGCCACCGGCACCCAGGCCCCGCGGGTGCGGATGGCGCTGGCGTGGATGGCCAGATCCATGCGCGGGTATTGCACCATGTTGGTGATGTAGACCGTATCGGCGGAGCGGTCGTGGGCTGCCCATACAGTGGTGACCACCGCATGGTCGATGTAGAGCCCGACAATCTGCGCCCACAAGGGGCTGATGCGAATCGGGTCGATGCTGATTTGTTCTTCGGCAACGGTAAACATATTTTCCCCTATGAGTTTGGCAAAGGCGCCAGAAAGGGCGTCAACTTGGTCTTTGAACTTGCCGCCAGGAAAGTCATTGACCTCTTCCAGGAAGGCCTCGTTCCAATCACCTTCCACCAGAACGATGTTGCCGGCTTCGGCTTGCGCTGCCACCGGTTCGGCGCGGGTTACCTTGTCACCTGATTCGCGCACTGCCGTCACGATGTAGCCAGCCAGCATCAACACCATGTCATGGGCCTGCGCTTTACCGGCTTGCCCCGGATCTTGCGGAATACCGATTTCAACCAGCGGGCCATCTTCACGCGCCGTCTCGCGCATCATGCGGCGCACCCCTTGGCCTTCGGCACGAGCCCGGTAAATGTCACCGATGACAAACTTGCCGGATGGCAGCCTGCCGAGCTTCAAGCCGACCGTGTAGGCGGCTTGCGTTCCGATCTGGTCCTTGGATGCCGCCAAGTCCCAATAGCGCACCCACCGGATCATTGTGGGCGCCTGCGGGATGGTTTTGAACCAAGCCCGCTTGAACATGCCGCCTTCTCTTAGAGTGGGTCGCTGCTGGAACTGACCTGCAGTAGCAAATGAACCCATGATGGCTTTGTCACGGTCAACCACTGCGCGCGGAAAGCGCTGAGGGAAGAGTAATTCTCCGGGCTCGGTTCGAGGATCGACAAACCCGATTTTAGTTGAACAACGCCTATCCGGCTCGAACTCCATGGGGAGCATGAGGTGGACGTAAGGCTCCAGCTTGAAACCGAGGGCAATGCCGGCCACGTCTGAAACGTGCAGCCTCTGCATGATGATAACAATGGCTGAGGTAGCTGGCTCCACCAAGCGGGAAGGGACTGATTCGGTAAAGATGCGGGTTGTGGTTTCACGTTCGGCCTCCGATTCCGCCATTTCAGTTGAGTGTGGATCGTCGATAAGAACCCGGTGACCGCGGCCGCCTGTCAGACGAGCAAAGGGCACACCTTCGCGGAAGCCAGTTTGGGAGTTCTCAAAGGACACTTCGCCAAATCGCAGCAACTCCACTTGTGGCCATCGTAATCTGTACCAGTCGGACATGACAAGATCCCGCATACGGCGGGAGTCGCGCGCCACGTAGGAGGCGGAGTAGGACGTTGAGAGGTAGCGGAGAGTCGGCTTGCCACCCGGCCCCCATTCCCAGGCTGGCCAGAGGACAGAGACGATAAGGGACTTGGCCGTTCCGGGGGGCACATTGATGAGAAGGCGGAGAATATCTCCATTGCTAACGGCGACAAGGTGATCACAGAGGGCGTCAATGTGCCATCCGTGGACATAGGGGTTGGAGGGCTCGACCACATGCCATGCTCTCCGGATGAACTCGGAAAAGGACTTGCAGGCTTCGCGGTCCTCCGCAAGTTTGGCTTCCAACTCAATAGAATCCAAACGGCGGATATTGTCCGCCACAGCCTTTTTAAGGGTTTCAAGATCATGATCAGCCAGTAGTTGGTGGATTTTTTCTGCGTCCATCCACCTAATTTTAGATTATTCAGGTCGCGTTGGCGATTTTTACCGGGATTGGCTAAGTTCCATTTGTTTTCCCCAATAGAAAATCAATCCGCTGTTGAACCCGGAACGGGTTCTGGCTGGTGCCCAAGTGCCAGAACTTACAGTGCTGGCACTTGTAAACATTGAGGGATTTATTCCCCACTCGATGCAGGGCCGTCACCGCTCCGGCCTTGCTCTTGTGGCGAACCTTCCCGTGACAACCAGGAGGCTTTTTCACGTTTCAGTCCCGCATTTTCAGTCTTGAGGCGCTGAACCTCGTCAGTCAGCGCCTCTATTTTTTTACGCCGTTCGATCAGCTTTTCAATGACCGTCTCAAGCGTTACCCGTTCATGGAGTTTGTGCCCCATGGCCGGCCTCTTCCAGGGCCTTGGCGGCCTTCTCCTGGTTCTTCTTCACGTACATTTCCGCAAGAGCAACATCGCTGCTGGCAAGGGCTGTCTGCTCATCCACACTGAACTGCATGGCGTCGGCCGACTGCCCGCCAACGCTGTAGGTGCTGCGCTTGGCGGCCATCATGGTTGCGGTGTTGAGCGAGTTGCGCACCGAAGAATTGACCGTCATGTGGGCTTGTGTGCCGTAAGAGCGGGCCTGCGCCACGTTGTCGTAGTCGGCGCCAAGGAAAACCACGGCCCAACCCTTTTGCCGGCACTTGTCGAGAAGCGCCTTGGCCTGGGAGGTTGTCAGTTCCCGGCTGGAGTTCTCTTCGCCATCCGTTTCTATGATGATAGCGACCTTCTCGTAGGGCATTCCGTTGATGCCCTGCTCTGCCAGTGCCACGATGCGTCCAACGGCGTCATTGAGCGGCGTAGAGGCGCGGGGAGGGCATTCCTGGGTGCCTACCAGCTTCCAGGTCGAAGGGGTGATCCGGTCGCGGATAACATCAATGCTGATGGTGTCGAAGGTCATCAGGGTGACGCCGGTATCAATCTTGTTGTCAGCGAGGCCCTTCACATAGGCGTTAACCCCGCCAACGGCCTCATTCCATTTGGAAGCCATTGAAGCCGAGCGGTCGAGCAAAATGAAATCATGCTGCATACATAGTCCCTTTCGTTTTGGTTGGAGAAAGTAAGGCTTACCACAGATTCGTGGGCCGCGCAAAAAAAATCTCAGGGCTAAAGAAGAAAGGAAGAATCAAGATTCTTAATTGTAAGGAAGGTTCTTTTTTAATTGCTACCAGTTCAGATTGGGTATCCGGCAAAGACCCCCCTACCCCCATGGCTTCGCCACGAAGGTAAGGGAGACTTTACCGTAACTCTTGCCATCCAGTCCGAGTTGGGCAGAGCCGGCAGGGTTTCTTGCGAATCACCCGTCCTCAGTTTCTGGCTGCACCGTAGGACTTTCGACCCCCGCGCATGTCGTTGAACCAGTTCGGAATTGCACCGAAAACAACACTTGCAGTGGTCCACAATGACCGATAAAAGGGGATCACCAGTGGTTACTGCCAGTCTCCAATGGTTTGCTCCTAACGGTGCAAAAATCAAGGAGTGGATGAGAAATCGTCCACTCCTTTTTTAATTCAACAGCTTATCAACAGTTTATCCACGGAGTTTTGCACAGGCGATCAACCGCTTGCCGCTGTTGCGCGGCTTGCGCCTCTTGCGCACCCACCGGTTCCGCATGTGCTGCGGCAGCAGGCCGATTGATTTGAGGTATTTTACAGCAAGGGTCAGGCTGTAAAGGCCGGCCCCGATGAACTCCATGAGTTCCTTGTCACTGGCCCCGGCCCTGACTTTTTCCGCCAATTCTGACGCCAGTTCTGGCGTCAGCCGCTTGGTGATGTAGTTGTCTTTCTTCTGGCCGAGTCGTCTTATTTTTTCGTCCCATGATATGGTTTGTGGGAGATTGTTCGGATCAAGAAAAGTCCAGGTTTCCCCTAATCCGTATAGGAGAACCTGTTCGTCATTCAGTTGCATAGTCCCGCTTTTCTAAAAAATAGTTGCGCCCTGATCGGGTAATTCTTGAACCTTTTTTGGAACACGGGGAGCCCATGGTGCGGGCTGATGGGGGTGAAGAGCGTTAATTGCCTGCCGTAAACGGTGACACTTTAGCCTGTCGCCAACGCTCAGGCCGGCCGGCCGGTTGGGGTGCAGGGCAACGTCAATAACCTGTTCGGCGGCGTCTTTTATCTCAAAAAAAAGGCTCTTCTTCAATTTATCGTATCTCCCTTGCCGGGGCCGGAAATTCCGGGTGCCATTTCTAGCGTAAAGCGGCCGGCGAGTCCAGCAACGCTTTCCCTATGTAGCTGGTCCGCCAGGACCAGAATTGCAAGGGCTGTATGGGGTACAAGGCTGTCCTCTTCGCCGCTTTTGGGGCCGGGGATAAACAGTTCCTGGGTGCCATCGCCGCGGATAATCAGGGCCACGTCATCGCCGGAGAGTTTGATTGTGGCTGTTGCGTTAACCTTCATAGCGGTCCTTTCCAGCGGCCTTCTTGAAGTCCTGAGCGGTTGGTTTCTTGCTCAGGTCAAGGGTGACCCACTTGCCTTCGGATTTGGGCTTTCTGAACTCGTCATAGACCATGTGGCGCATCCGGGCGGATCGCCACTTGAGCCGCCATAGGTGAGTTTCGGCGGCGTG